CTTTTATAACTCTTTAACAAAAAACGCAATCGCTCACTGTTTTTATTTTTGATAAAACCGCTACTCCCCCAAGCAGATGATTTTACACATTTGAAATGCGTTTATTCGATTTACATTGCATGGATTTTAAATCCAACCTTTTTCAGACCAAACAAAAAAACCGCAAGCCTGAGCCTGCGGTGAAAGAACATTTTAGAAAGTTTCCTTTCTATTTATTTTTTAAAATTATTTAGTCGTAATCAAGCCTTCTGGTTCTACCGTGAACTCTGGCTTATCTGCCATTGTTCCGTCTGGTTTGATGTAATACCAGCCTGTCTTGTCGGCAGACTGGACAAAAGCATTTGATACCATAGAGCCGTCTTTACCGTCTAGGTAGTACCAAGTCAGCTTATGTTTAATCCAACCAGTAACCATCTTGCCGTCTTCATCGAAGTAATACCAAGCATTATTGATACGAGCCCAACCAGTGGCCATAGAGCCTGAATCCGTGAACCAGTACCAAGCGCCCTTGTAGTTCAACCAGGTACTACGCTTCATAAAGCCTTTATCGTCGAAATAGTACCAAACGTCGTTGATTTTCTCCCATTTTTCAGTTGGGTATGAGCCATCTTCACGAACCCACCACCAACCGTACTGGTTTTGTTGCCAGCCAGTTTCAACTTCTTCAGGCGGTACAATATACCCAACGATTTCATCGACAGAACGCTCATTGTAGCGACAAGGGCCACCTACTTCGAGGTAGTCCCAGTTTCCATCAATATTCTGCTCAATCGTCTTGATAGTATATCCGTCTGAGTCCTCATAAACAAGACCTGTATGCCCGTAGTTGACACCGTCGCCAGCTACATAGGATTTAACAAAGAACCAACCAGCTTTTGGATAGTCAGCGTCATACACGACTTTCAGACCTTGAGAACGTGCCGATTCAAGCAAGTCGTAAGCATTCCCCCAAAGGGTCACACCGTACCAATGACGGAGGCCGTAACAAGGTACGTCAGCGCACTGAAAGCCATAGGCTCCATCATTATCCACTCCATCGCCAGAATCGGCCTTGTCGATGAAGAATTGAATCATTTCTTGTTTTTTAGACATACCTATTCCTCACTTGGTTTCTTGTATTCTAGCGCTCGTGTGCTGTCTGTGATTCCGCTTGTGGTTGGGTCATTGATCAGACCGATTGCAGTCAAGAACACGAATACCGCATTGACAAACAAAATCAGCTTGTTGCCGATATCACCCAAATCCAGATGATATCCAAAGACTGCTGCACCAGCTTGCAAGACAAGTAAGAGGGCTGGGATTGCAGTCAGCCAAAAGAATTTATTTTGTAATCGTAGTTTCCAGTTAATCATGTATTTTTCCTTTCTTTTATGGTAATTGTGTAGGCCAAGGCTCATCTGTCAAGTATGAGATAGCGCTCACACGAATATCTCCAATATCTTTGTTGGTTGGGATGTCTTCGTTAAATGTGAATTGAATGAAATTTAAGTCAGATTTACCGCCCAAATACCAAATTCCATAAGGTCTACCCTTATCGTCATAAGTTGGTCCTACAAGCGAATTTTCGCTTCTAAAACCTTCGGGAATACCGTTAGGATAAGTAAGTTTAGCCCCTTTGTCTCCACTGCTGTTGTGTCTTACAAATCCAGGTCCACCTCGTCTACCTACTCCAAACCAACCCCATTGAAGACCACCAAATTGATAAGTAACAAGGTTGTTAACTCTTCGTATCTTAATGAATGAGTTGCCTGCTCTAGAGACACTGTTTAACGTTCTCCAGCCAGTATCACCAATCAGTACACGCCAACCTGTGTTATCGTTACCTTTTTCTTTTATCCATTTGAGAGCGCCGTTCGTCACATTGACATCTACATAGGTAGTCCCGATTTCAGCGCTTATCCGCCCTTCTGGTGACCCTGTGCCACGGATTTCATGCCCTACGTTATCTGGTAGCGGTAGAGTGACATTATTACCCCCAGCGATGCCGAGGGTATTTCCTGTCAATGTCAGCCTTGGTTCAGGCTTTTGGTTCAGCACCTTCACATCACGGCCAACCGCTTGAGCGAATTCCTCAAAATTGCTCATAGCAATCACGCTTTCGCTGCGTTATAAGTTGAGACAAGGTCGAGGTTTGCAAATTCATCAATACGACGGCCGAGGTCAGCCAGTTTTTGAACCACTGCGCCTTCAGTGCTACCACTCATTTTAGCAATTTCCTCAGCGATTTCTTTGAGGGTATCAAATTTTTCAGATACACCCTCACCCAAAATGTCGTTCTTGACTGCAATTTTTGCCTGCTCAATCAATTGTGTGACTGTCGCATTGTCAACTTTACCATTTAGTAGTTGTTTCAATTCTTTGATGTCAACTCCGACCGCTTGAGCAAATGCAATTAGTTTACTTGTGTCCATATTTTCACACCTTTCCTAGATTATAATAAAAGAGCAAATCAGGAATTTCCTGACATGCTCCACCTTCGCTTACATGTCGTTCTGCAAGCTGTTTCTTAACTTCTTCAACGATATCTAATTCCTTTAATTTATAGATATCTTCCGTAACCAATTCTTTATCTGAGTCTTCAATTTCAATATAAGTATCTCGATCGCTTGGGAAGATATACCCTCCAACCGAGATTTCCACTCGGTATTTTCCGCTCGGTAAAATACTATCTAAATTAAAATTGACAGAATGGCTAGTGACGGGAGCAGTTGTCTTCCACCTGCGTTGTCCCTTTGTTAAAGTAATAACCGCTTCTTGACCCTCAAATGAGGTCATAACACGGTAATTCTCGTCTAACAATTCAAAACCAAAAGCAGAAGACAAATCCCCTTGCTTAATAAGGTCGCCACCATCAATTCGAGCCAAATTGGTTGTATTAACTTTGCGGTTGTTACAACCCATTCTGAACCTCTTTCTATCTATCATCAATTAAGATATCTGTCGTAATATCCAATTTCTCAAAATCGCAGTATAAACGATCTATGTATCCATTACCTCCTAGAGTTTTATAGCTTTTGTGCATGCTTTCTACTAGTGAGAATTCATCTCTAGAGGTATATCCTCTGTTAATAGCCCGTCGCATATCACGGTCAAGGCGCAACTTCATGGTATTTAGATGCGCCTCATCGTGAATTTTTAATTTTTCTTGCACTTCGTCGATTTTGGAATTGCTATCTTTAGCGGTAGTCTGGACATCTTTAATCTGTTTCTTAACATCGGTTAGTTCCGAAACGATTTTCTCCGTCTCTTCTTTGGCTTTTTTTGGCAATTTGTAACTAAGCCAAGCGATAATAATCGGTGAAGCCGATGGTAGCACGTTCATGAAGAAATGTTCTATCTGTTGTAAGACGTCCATAGTTACTCCCCGTTATTAGTTAGGTGCAACTGTTGTAGCAGAAGGTTCTGAAACTGTAGGAGTCACGGTAGCTGTTGTAGAAACTGCAGCTGCTGGAGCGACAGTAGGCTCATTCGGTGCTTTCGGTACACTAAACTTCCAAGTTGCTAGTACGCCATTCTGGTAAGGTGTTCCTTCAAGTTGAGCAAGGGTTTCTCCTTGGTATGTAAATGACTGATTGGTTTGAATCAAGATGCGCTTACCTTCTCCATAGACTTCAGCGTGACTTGGATCTTCAACCGCAAAGATTGCACCAGGCTCATAAACTTTCCCTACTTCAGCAAGTGGGAAGAGTTCAACCATTTCTTTGTAGGTTGTACCGTAAGAGACTTTTTCACCCATAATCGAATCTTGAGCCATCACACGTACTACTTTGTTAATACGATTCGCAAGTGCTTCAAGGTCATTTTGCTTCGCTTCTGTTTGAGTCGCTTTCTGCTCTGTCTGAGCCAGTTTCTGTTCATTCTGCTCCAATTTAGTTTGAGTTTCTTGCAATTTAGCTTGCGCTTGTACAATAGCGCTTGTAGGGTCTAACTCGGTGCGTAGCACATCTTTAACTGCTTCAATGAGTGTTTCATCTGCGTCACCCAAGCGGTCACCCTCTAATTCACGAGTGAAAAAAGTTAACGGCTTGTCACATTGAATAGAGACTTCCGTCTTGCCAACTCTAAAAAATTTATTTACTAATGCAAATTCCATGTTTAATGTCCTCCTGATTATCTAAAATAAAAGTATAGGGAATCGCCGTATGCAAAATTGTTTTTGAATATTTGTTTTTGATTGTCATCCAGAAATTTAACGTACAATTTAATATTTTTATCTGTTGTATATACATATTTAGCATATGCAGTTGTTATTGTATCATTTGGATGATTGATTCTTATTTTTATTTCCTTTACCTTGTCTTCTTCGTGATAATTATTATTGAATGTACCGCCCTTGGCAGTTAAATCAAAAATTAAATAATTGCCTGATTCTATCGGATTGTATAAGTATTGAAACCAACCAATATAGACCCACTTGCTCCAAACAAGTTTGTCACCCACATATCGCTCGATGATATCTTTATCACCAACATAAATGCCTTCTCTTGTAGCCATAGCATCACCTACTCATACACATCATAGATTGTGTTTGAGTCTTTCGTCCTGATTGCTTCATACTGGGATTTAGAGCCAAACCAATACTTCATTTGCTGATTCCCGTTTTGGTTAATCAGCTTATTTGCAACTACTTCGGACGGTGTACTTGGAATCCCAAGCGCTGACCTGTTTACTCGTAGAACACCCGAATTATCGACTGTAATCGTTGAGTTGTCAGGTCGGACAACTCCGTTTGAACCAGCTGTTGCTGTTGCGGGAGTTGGACTCAATCCGTTTTTAAAAGTCTGCACAGACATTTTTTTCAACCCACGTCCATCATGAATCATGATGTTGTCCGAGTTGTTGACCTGACTAGCCTGTGGCAAATCAGTTACTTTCCGTGTCTGTGTACTAATTACTGCCATGTTATACCTCCATTCTATATTTCCAATCTGCGACAATCACATGACCGTTTTCATCAGCAAGTAGGGTATGTTCTGTACCGTCGTCTGTACGAATCGGAGCAGTGAAGTCGTTCTGCAAGAACATGTACTCAATAGCATTTAGTCTATCTTCGTGTTCCTGAAACTCACGCTTTAAAGCCTCTACAGACTCATAGCTTGCTTGTCTTACGTTGTCTACGTTACCTAGCCCAACTTGGGATTTCGTCACTCCATGCGGATTGTTGCGATTAGTTGCGTGATTGTTAAAATCTTGCTTACTTGCTTGCTCAACATTCGTGACATTCCCTAGTCCCACTTGCTGCTTAGTGACATTGTGTGGATTGTTGTGGTTTTGAATGTGAGCAGTAAGGTCAACCTTCTCAGCCTTGCTTTTAGTGACCTCATCAATCTTTTCGGGAAGACCGTCGATGTCTGCAACCTTGTGCCTGTGACTTGAATCGGCCTTCCCATTCCAGCGAGTCCGTTCTTGGTCAGAAACGTGACGGGCAGTATCTCCGATATGATTATCGATATTAGTTTGTAGCTTTCTTTCTGTCGCCTTCAATTCAGGGACGGTTGCATAAACCAGATCAGTCGCATTGTACTGAATGGTAATCTGACTATTTTTACTAATAGTCGTGTTGAAATCATAGTCTCGATATACATAAGCAGACGTTTTGGGAGGAATCACATCCCCCTGCTCTGCCCAAGTATACATGTACATGAACTCTTCATGATTACCACGTTTAGCAAACACACCGATTTCATTCACAATCATTTCACGCTCAATCTGTGAATTATCAAATCGAGCTGTAATACGAATCGTATCAGCTACATCAGTCGATAAGGACTGTGTAACTTGCAAAGAATGGACAACTTGTACAATATTGTTTTTCTTACCAATATCCGTTCGATGCCGTCCGCTACCTAAAGCTATTCGAGTAAAGACCAGTGGTTCTCTATTTTGAATTGCCAGGGCCGTTTCGCTGATTGCTTTATCGGTCACAATAGGTTGGATAAAATATCCCATTTATTTCCTCCTATTCAAATCGAACCGAACGAATGTCTCTGAATGTGTGAGCGCCGACATAAATCGCGTTTATCATTGGCGCTTCAACTGAGAATTGGATTCCTAAATGAGCAGGAATCAACTCACGTACATATTTTAAAAAACGGTTCAAATATCCAGTCGGTAGTTCTCCTAAAAATCGGATATGTACCGCTGAACCCTTGACCGTTACTAAATTATTGACATTCGTAAAGCTCTTTGTAATTTTTTGTAAACTAACTGAGTTAATTTTAATCTTGGAAGAAATTAAAGTGATTAGATACCGCCTCCGTTCTTCCAAATCAATTGTTTTCGGTTTTACCTGAAGGGCCTTTTCCCAACGTGTAATCCAGTCTTCTGTCGCTTCTGGCAACAACATCAACCGTCTTGTGTCAAAGATTAAGTCTGTAATCAATTCCAGCTCTGGAATCTCAGTTTCAAACAAATCATTGATTGTTGGATCTAAGACCTCTGGCAAAGCCGATAACATACGATATCTAACTTGTGACATTAATGGTTACCTCCGCCAGTTTCGGAAGCATGTTTGTAGAAAGTTCAATACTTTGTTCCCTGTCATTCAACAAAATACGGTCCACATCTCGAACCCCATTAATTCTGTCAATGATTGTGGCAACTTTATAGTTTCGAACCTCTTTCTCTTCAAATGCTTCTTCACGTAAGTATTTAATGAGTTGAACTTTCGCCTCGTTCTTGATTGTTTCAATATCTACATCTTCATCAATCTTGATAGTTGCAGTAATACGAACATTGTAGCCACTTACAGACTGAACGGTCACATAAGCACCAATTGGAGCCACACCTAATCCGTGGCCACTTGGTTCAGGGTCTAAGTAATTCTTGAACTTAGTTACAAGTTCCGAACTAGCTTCGTTACCGTCAGCATCCGTAATAGATACACGTACTGTATTTTCACCCTTCCAAAGTGGCTCTACCAAGGCCGAACCAACACCAACGAATTCACTTGCCCATTTTTTATATTGAGCAATATTCCCGTTCAAAGTCGGTGTTTTAAGATACTCAATGGTCCGTTTACGGAGTTGTTTATCCGTCTCTTCGTCTTCTCCTACGACGATAACAGAGCCGATTTCTGCCCCTTTAAAACCATTCAACACATCAATATTGATGAGTTGACCTCTTACATAATTAGGTGCATTTCCGGCTTGTTCAGCTACTACGCTATACTCGAATCCGGAGCGGCGTTCTAAGACACGGAAATTATATTCACTATTAACCACACTGAAACGGGTTCCGAGTGGGATTTCCTGTTTGAATTGAACCAATCGAACCGATGCCGTGGCTGGCAAGCGTTCAACTCCGAACTGCCTACATAATCGAGTTAGGAAGATTCCTGTACTCGTATCCAAAAAGTTGACTTCCTCATACGATTTTAAGACCGTATACTGAATGGCTACTTCTCGAGCTGCAGGCGCAACTAGATTGTACAAGATAGATCCTTGTCTTTTGTCATACTTATCATCAAACAAGGCCAGCATATCCTCTAAAATTTCTGGATATGTTTTTACCTTTATCATCGTTTCACCTCCAAATCCATCTCAAATGTTCCAAAATCACTATCAACCATGAACTGCACATAAAACTCATCTTTCTTTACCTTAGTAGAAAAAGAATGAGCCTCATGAATCCTGTCGTCTTCATACAAGGCTTCTTTTATGCGACGTGCGATATCCATCTGGGCATAATCCATATCCCCACCAAATAGAGCATCTAACTCCACACCATACCGATGGTCATAAATCGTATAGATGAACCGTTCAGTTGTCAGCATGCGTCTGATTGATTGCTTCAAAGCATGGATACCGTCTGTTTCTAGTAAGATATTGGTTTCATCTAGTGTTAAGCTAGGCTGTTTCTTAGCTTCGACAACATTTTTAGCGATGTTTAAAAAGTTTGTTTTAGGAGTACTCATTCATCAGAACCCCCTTTCACTTTGCGCTTGTAGTGGAATATCTTCTTGTACAAGACATAATAAAACCCTCCACCATCTTGTCTGATGAGATGAAGGGTTTGCCCAACGTATTCAGGATCCAATGCTTCATCGGTCCATGTGACAGCAAGCATGGAATCATCTAAAATCAACTCATTGGTCAATTGGATTTTGAGCGGAGAAACCGATAAAACAACACCAGTCGTTATCTTGGCGAACTGGCGATTTTCAATGAAATTACTAATCAATTTCTTTAGATTTTCTATTACTTCCATCTACTCACTTCCTGCCATGAATAATTTAATTTCCATCGTGTGCTTTTCTGCACTGAAGGAATGAGTTGCCTCTTCAATGACATACCATCCCTTCTTCTCAATATCCTTAACATCCACATAGACTGCATGGCCTGCTAAAAAGTCAATACTTCCAATATCAGCTTTTAGACTGAAAGTTTCTTTGGGACGGTTTTTCATCTTCAAGAGCATTTCGCCCCATTGCTTTATTTGCCCCTCAGTCGCTTTCTCATCCACTTTTTTCATGTACTGGAGTTTTCCCCAAGCGCCGATGTTGTAGCTGTCCTGATAGATGTAGACTTCTCTCTTTTTGGTTTCTTTGTTCTCTTGGATCAAGCGGACAATATTAGCACTATCCTCAATCGAACCTTCAAACTCAAAGCTAGACATAAAGGATTCATTCCCTATAATGTACTGGATTGGTAAGTTTTTCGGAGTCGTTAGTGTCAACTCTCCGAACTTGTCATACAAAACCAGCAATTCTCCACTTTGCACCAAGGTCTCATCCATGGCCTCTTGGATAATATCCAGAGCCTTCTTGTCCTCCTTTAGTTGAGGGGATAAGGTCACGGCTGGGGCTTTTAGTTCCCCAATCTTCAAATCAAAATCTCCTGCTATTGCCGAGACGATTTGATTGACGTTTTTGTCCTTAGCAACAAAGTTGATATTGCGTAACAAGTACTTTATCTGGTCGTGGAAGGTCAAGGTTGTTTTGGTATCTTTTTCGTACTTGATTTTCGTCAAATAACCAAAGAATACCTCTTTATCATCTAGCTTAAAAGCGAGTGGAGAACCATATTCAAAGGCTACTTTTGTAGAGTTGTACAAGGTAATCTCCACGCTCCAAGCCGACCCTTTTCTAGTTGTCTTGAATTCGACCTTTTCAGACACAGTAGCTAAATCCCATGTATCTCCAGTTTTATTGTTCTGATAGAATAATTGCATCATGGTATCACGAACTCCTGTCCAGGATAAATCCAATGAGGGTCTTTGATTTTGTCTTTATTAGCTTCGTAAATTTCAGTATATCGGCTGCCATCTCCGTAAAAGGTCTGAGCAATCCCCCACAGAGTATCACCGCTCACAACCGTATGGCTTTTTTGAGCAGGTTTCTCTGTTGTGGCACTACGTTCTTCAGTAGCTTTTGCCTGAGGTTTCTTTTTAGTAGCCTCAAGTGCTTTTTTGTCTTTAATAGTGACCTTACGTGGTTTATGAGACCGATATTGTAAGAACTTAATCTTATAAATCAGGTCATTTTCATATCCTGTCTTGGTAGAGACATCGAACTGCTCCACTAGAAATTTCCCGTTAATAGCAGAACCAAAAGCACCCCCAATCATGAGTTGAATAGGAGTGCCTTCCGTCTTAAATTTACGAATAGATGATACAAAGGATTCTGGAGAAACACGGCTATTCCGTTGGTAGTTTCCATCGTATCTTCCACTAGGAATAAAGGATTCAAACTCAATCGATTGAAGCTCTGGATTTCCGACAAGCGGAACGTTACCAGTATCGATGATAGCGACTGTCTCAATTCCTTGTTTGTCCTCCAGTTTGATTTCTTCTGGATTCACTGGCAATTTAATGCCTTCAATAAATATAAACATCTGCTACCTCCTTCCTAGTAAGCCATGAGTCCGTCAGCGCCGTTATTCAAAGCGTCTACAATGGTTGCATTCAAATCATCCAATACGTTAGCATACTGGCCAGCGTTGTTAATGGAGTCAATGTTGGTGACAATCTCTGGTTTCAAGGTAATAAAATTCTGTTGCCACTTCATTGTCGCGACATCCTTAATTAACTTGATGTATTCATCGTCCAATTTGATTTCATCTTCAATCTTGCCGACTTTGTCTAATTTACCACCAGTAGGGTTGTGGCCACCGCCTTTTCCTCCGTCTCCTTGTCCAGGGGCTGAGCTTGCTGGGCTGAGTTCGTAAGGTGTTTTTCCTTGGTCGCCCAAGAAATTATTTCCTGCACCGTTGGCATCTCCAGCTCCTTTGAAGAAACCACCGACAGCCTTATCGATACCTTGACCAAAATTATAACCGTTATTAAATGCTCCACCGACGCTACCAAATTCAAGATAATCCAGTTTTGGAGCATCAAAATGCGGTGTTTTTAAATTAGCCTGATGTTGGAGAATCCCGTCCGCTAAATGCAAGCCTTCAAAGGTTTTCTTGACTGGTTTCTCCATATCACCGATAGCTCCAGCAATATCGCCGGCGAAGTTCGTCCGACCAAGAGAAACCGTTCCAACAGCGCTTAGATTTAGACCGAACCCATTTAAGAAGCCAATCATGCTATTAAATCCGCTAAGAACAGAGTTAATCATGCCCTCGACTGCACTGATAACACTATTGACCATGCTATCAACAAAACCTGCGATAGCAACAGCCATAGATTTACCTCCTTGAGCAATATCATACCAAGCGCTTTGACACATAAAGGCCATCTCATTCCAAAGATTCACAATGCCAGTAACAAATGCATCGATTAATTGAAGTAGCCCAGCAATCAATGTCAAGATAAAACTATAGATTCCCATTCCAATCGCCATGATTCCGTTTATTAATCCAAATACTACCTGCATAATAAGATTAATTACAAAGATAATAATATTAATAATCCCAAGAATCACATTCCAAATCATCATACCCAGGGCGAATATCGCTCCCATGATAATTCCTGTGGCTGATAAAGCTGCACCAGTAAGATTGTTAAACCATGCGACCAAGGCATAGAAGAGGCCGATAAGAATAATGACTGCCATTACAATCAACATGATTGGGTTCATTGCCATCACTGCATTAAACCCAGCCATTGCAGCTTTCGCAACATTTGTAGCGATACTAAATAGATTGGTCACTATGCTTGCTGCGTTCATTGCGACTATATAAGTTCCTATAGCAATTGCTACTGCAATAATAATCGGTTGGATAACAGACCAGTTATCGATGACAAACTGAGCAATCGGCGCCAACATACTCCAAACAGCCCCAATCATATCCATGGCAAAGATAACCGCTTGAACGACATATTGAAGCACCGTGGCTACAATCTGGGCAAATTGTTGGAAAGCTGACGAGTTCACTATCTGATTTATCTTAATCGATATTGGCTCAAGCGCCTTGGTCACAAAGTTCAGGAAGTTCTGCCAAGCCCTGCCCCATGTCATTGGCATATTGCGAAATTGTTGATCAATCGCTTCGCTTGCATCCAGCATAGCAGTTTTGACAATGTCGGCCGTAATCTTCCCGTCGGCTCCAAGTTTCTTAACCTCGCCACGGCTAACCCCTAGCTTATTGGCAATAGCTTGGATTAAGGCTGGTGAAGTTTCAGCAAGAGAACGCAACTCATCACCCTGCAACTTACCACTAGCCATAGCCTGAGTAAGCTGAAGCATGGCGCTTTTTTGTTCTTCAATACTTGCACCACCAACAACAAAGGATTTGTTCATAGTTTCCAAAAAGGCAATTGTTTCGCCGTTGTTTTGGAAAACATCGCCAGCCTGCATCCGCATCTTAGCGACACCGTTTGCCATGGTTGTATAGGCCGAGCCTGTACGTTGTGCGGATGTATAGATAGACTTTTGTAGTTCCTCTGTCGTCTGCATACCGTCACGGATCATATCTAAACGAGCGTGCATATTAGCATACTCGTCTGACATACCTATAGCTTGTTTGGTAATTTTACCGACTGCAATACCAGCTAAAGCGGTCTTCAACAAACCTTTCAAAGATACTAACCTACTTAGTTTGTTAGAAGCGTTATTAGAGGCATTCCCTAAATCTATTAGAGCCAGTTCTTCTTTTTTGAGCCCTGCAGCTGCTAAAGTTGCACTATTTACAAATCTACCGTTAATATCAATGAGTCGCCCAGCTTTATTGACAAAATATTGACCAGAATCGCCAGCTTTTTTCATAGCTGATTCTTGATCCTTCATGGCTTTATCTATGCCAGAACCTGCGTTTTTGACACGCTCCATAGTCGCATAGATTTTACTTAAAGTGCCTGTGACTCTATCGGTCAAAGACATTGTTGTTTGTATATTTGCCAATAGAATCACCTCACTTCTTCATTCTTTTACGTTGTTTCGCCTCTTCATGCATGACTGCAGCGAAAAAGGCTTTTTCTTCTACATCCATATTCACAAATTCACTAGGGCGAATGTAATAGTTTACGAGGGCGAAGTAGGCAAGTTGTGCCTCCGCGTCCTCTTTTATTAGTTTTTTGCCTCGTCAACCTTGTCTTGGAATGTTTGGTTGATACCGCTGAGTTCGGTCACAGCTTCCAAAATCAAGGCGCTTTCGCCCCAATTGAACATAGTACCGAATAACTCAGAAGCTCCCATTGCTCCATAAGAATCTTGCAATTCTTTATCGTTGAGGTCAGGAACCACGATAGACGCAATACAGATTTCACGGTTATACTTAACACCGTCAAAGACACGCTCTTGGCGTCCGTTACGACCTGGCTTGTTGACAAAGCAACGGTCGTTGATTAAGTCCGCTTCACGAGCGCTCAACACTCGAATTTTAACTGGTTCCTCAAAAGAAGGAAGCAAGACATCCTTAGTCTCTTCCCCTTTTTTGTTTTGTTTCAAAAACGCTTGTAATCCACTCACCACTATTTCCTCCTTGTGTTAGTATGTAATTTCTTGGAATTCTGATAGGATATCAAAATCTTGGAATGTGAAGTCCGTTTCTTCGTCAATAACTTCATCCGCTGATCCATCTAGTTTAAAGATAAGTGATTCTTTGAACAGAACCCCTTTCAAAACGATGGTATAGCGACCTGCGCGAGATGAACGGTCTTCATTGGTACACTTGATATCAATACGAGGCAAAATACCTTGCTTGACATAGTTTAAAGCCATCGCCTTTAATTCTGGACGGTGGTAGTACATCTTCAATGAACCTGTACCTTCTGCACCGACAATCTTACCACCCTTCATACGAGAGTTGAGAGGGGTAACATCAGCTTTTGTGTATTCAATTTTTGCTTCTAGAGAGATAAGCTCTGCTAGTTCATATTGCTTGTCATTGATTGTAAAGAAGACCGTTCCTTCTTTAGCTGACAAAGCATCTAATTGGTTCATAATAGCCATTAGCTAGTTTCTCCTTTCTTAATCACAGATAACCGTCATGTACAAGATTTCCATAGCGTCTGTCAAAACAACTGGCAAGTTAACCACGACGGATTCTTTAGTGATACCTTGTGAAATTTCAATATCTTTCGCTTGGTACTCCAACGCTTGCTTTTGAGCAAGTGGGTCAAGAACCATTGTGATGATTCGTTGTTTAAACAGCTCACGACCATTCACGTTGTTTGGTACTTTACCGATGAAGTAGTTTTCAAAGATGTACTTGACGTTAGCATTGATATTATCCATAGTACGGACAAGTTTGTTCTTACCAAAAATACGACTGTGTTCTGCCGTATAGCTAGTAAATGAGTTCACATCTGACAGGATAATAACTTTTTCATTTCGATAAGCAAAGATAAGCTGACCTTTATTGATGAGTTTTTCAGCCTCTGCTTCATTCTTGCGCTCACAGTCGATAGCGCCTGGATAAGACTTGAATGTATTGGATTGCAAGCCAGCCCCTGCATACTTACCAGCTACGAAGTATACACAGTCCTTAGCGCTTAGTTTCGTACCATCGCTCAATGTAACCCCGTTACCGACTGATACAACACCTTCATCATCAGCATCCGTGTAATCATTCAAGACTGCAATAACTGAACGACCAGCGTCACGCCATTTCTTGATATGAGCCGTAACAAGTGCTTTCGTTGCACTTTCATCTGTACCCAGAGCCAAGACACGGAAGTCTTGAGTATCGAGTGCATTTAGGAAATCTTCAACCTCTGAATTGGTTGTAGCTCCATCGGTACCACCTTCAAGTAAGATTGTTTTATCTTCTGTTGTTAAAGTACCCGTTACATTCACATAGTCGTTCTTAAATGGCAAGGCTGTGATGATTTGTTTATCAACTTCTTTTCCGAAGAAAACAGTTGTCACTTCAAAACCAGTCTCGACTTGTTTCTTGAAGATAACATGAATATGGTTACCAGCCAATCCTTTGTATTTAGCTGTAACGACCATATCATTTTCTGTTTTCGTTGCCTGTACCCCAGTGTTGTTCACACCATTGTAGACAAGGACCTTCCCAGTTCCTTTCAAGGCTTCACGAATCGGAAGAAGTTCATCAATCGGTTTACCAAATAGGCGACGGAAGTTGCTTGTACCATCAACAAGTGTGAAGGCACCAGGCTCTCCCCAAGATCCAGCAATCATAACTGCTGCAATCGTATTGTCTTCCAAAGGAATAATCACATCATCTCTTGATACGAAATTGATGTAGGCCTTTGGAACTCGTTTATTCTGTACTGTCCATTGTGCCATTAGTTAGCCACACCCTTTCTCCAGTCTTCTAAAATGCGTCTTACTTCTGCTAGTGAGTATGACTGGTCATCTTCCAGCAAAATGTTTAACAAGGTTGCATCATCTTCAAAATACTTGAGCAATGCCTCTTTGCCAAATTTATCTTCAGTGATTGCCACCACTGGTTCGGTTACATAACCTACTTCTTCATTCATTTCCATGAGAAGTTTCACCTATCCTTTCTAATATTTGCATTGTCGGTTCTTCTTCAACCCATCGTACGTATCGAGTGATTGTAAATGTGCATATCAAGTCATTCGCATTGTATTCCACCTTCAAATCATTGATAGGGTACTTATCCCCCAAATAACGAAAAGAAGGCGAATTAAACACCATTTCAATCTCTTCAAACTTTTGATATAAGTCTGTTGTTTTTTCGGTGTAGTAATGCAGCAAGACAATAAAAACCTGCTTATCGTTTTGGTTTGCCAACCTCTTCCGAGTCACAGGCTTCACATCTACAATAAAACAAGGTGTTTTCAATCCTTGCTGGATTTGTTCATCATACACCTTGCACCCAAACACATCTTTGAGTTGCTTGATGACGAGTGGTCTAATACTATAATCCACCTAATTCCTCCTTTAGCCTCTCTTCGATTTGTTGCGTGATTTGTGGGATTTTCTGTTTAATCTGTTCTTCTGTCAGCCTCATCATGAAGCGCCCTTCTACCCAAGGATTGACCAAACGCTTACCAATGGCAGGGACATAACGCCCTACTTGTTGACGGCGTCCACTTTCGACGAAAGAAGCATATTCCATAGGGTTGAATGCGATAACCTCGTACACATCCCCATTTTTACTTACTTCCATCTTCCAGGATTGATTGAGTTTGCCTGTTAGGCCCTTTGGTGTTCGTTCCTTAACCTCTTTCAAAAAGGCTAGTCCGATATCTTTAGCAGCCTGCATAAACTCAGAGTCAATGATTGCCTGAGCCCTTTCAAGTCGTTTCAAGAACTCTTGAACATCACTATCATCATAACCACTCATGTCGTCTTACCACAATTTCTTGATGTGTGACATAGACCATCGGGTCTTCACTGGTCAGGTATTTAACACCGTCCACAATTAATTTACTACCAGCCTTGATAGCAAATTTAGGCGAACAGAAAATCTTGTGTTCTGTCTTGAGTTGGTGCGCTTCGTTCTGTTCCGTATTCATTAAGTTACGAACAGAGAGACGACAGGGAACTTTCTCGTAGATTTCTTTGAACTCTACAAAATCAGCTCCGTTGGGCTTCGTACCCTCGACAGTAGCAAACACATCCATCTTTTTATCATAGGTCCATTCAATACTTGGTCTTGCCTGAGATAAGACATCATTGATATTCATCCTACCACCTCAACTTTCTGAACCGCTGTAGTTGACTTGTAAAGTCCAACAAGACACTTTCAGCACGTCTGGCAAGGTCTGACTTAGCCAATTCGACACGAGTATCTCCGACGGAAATATTCTTGCCTTGGACAGCTTGGTCAGGATTACAAACAACATAAACCATCTGAATGGCCACAAATCGCAACTCTAAAGGAAAATCCTCACGGTTACAGTAGTTAAGAATGTTCTGCATGACTTCATCGACCACTAAATCTCCTGGATAGCCTGTATAACGTTGTTCGTACAAGTCAATTAAAGCTTGTCTAGCATCTTCATTATGCTTTTGGATTTCTTCCGATGTTCTCTTCTCCATCAGCAGAACCTCTCTTTCTACTTATCGTCTTTAGTGGATTTTTTAGATAGTTTTTCAAGTTCAGCTAGAGCTTGGTCACGTTCAGCAACTACTGCTTTGTACTCTTGAATAGTGTAAGTACGTCCGTTAGTCGCTGGCTCTACTACTACATACTCACCATCTTGGATTTCAACCACATCGTAACCATCTTCAAGGAAGGTTACTTTTTCTAGTTCATCAATATCTAGTACACGATTGTCTTTTTTTACTGTTAACATTTTCTATCCTCCTTCTTTAAGGTGCGACGACAAAGGCTAGACCTTCATGTTTAGTCTGGAATAGCAATACATCATCGTAAGATTGTTCGTAGTACAAGTAGTTACCGCTTGAAGAAGCGCTTGGTGCGTCAAGTCCTACAAATTCATATTTTTGTGGCGCTGCCATACACGGGATGTGAATCAAGAAGAAATGGATTTGTTTGGCAGTTGGATCAACCTTAGCTCCATTTGTGAAGTTGTACAAGGTCTTCATACGGTCAGATGGAATAGCTGTCTCAATCGTCACATCATCCAAACGACCAACCGAACGGTCAATCACTGTACCTTGGCCGTGGATATTGACTGTACGTCCAAATTGCTTGATGTTCTTGATCATACGTTTAACAGTTGGTGTACAGAAAATAACACGACCTTCTGCTGGTACTCCAGCTTCGTCCATTTGTTCCATCAACTCATCGAAGGTTGCGAGGAAGTTTTCCTCAGTCAAATTCAATGACTTAATTTGTTTACTTTCTGTATCAAGTGCTTTCTTACGGGAGAACAATTTAGATACCATAAATTTATCCATTTCTGGAACTTTTTCAGTATCGTTGAAGGTTTTAGTAATGTTAGCGATTGAAGTAACATAGTTACCTTCATCAACATCTGATGGATCTACTAGCGTTGACCAGTAACGTTCATTGGTCAATGTGTATGTTTCCCATTGGTTTTCATAGTTGGCGTCAATATTCGTAATGGTACGACGTGTACGGTCCTTACGTCCTTCTTTAATCAAAAGACGGGGCACTTTCACTTCTTTAGCTCCTGTGAACTTCAAAAGTTTGTTGGATGGAGAGTTCCAAAGCTTCTGAGTGAATAACAGTCCGTTTTCACTATAGCGTTTTTGCAAACCTTGTTGATAAGATTGTGCATAGTTCAATGTTGCTGGCATATCTGTTCCTCTTTTCTATTTTTTGATTATAGATCTGACGTAAACGCATTAATCATCTGCGTTGTCAGGTCGTTAGCAACTGTTTCTTCTTGTGTTGTTCCTTGTGGCTTAGCACCAGCGATGTGTGGTTCTACAGCCTTTTCTGGAGCAAATAAAAAGCCTTTAGATTCCTTCAAAGCCGTCAACTGTTCATCTAATCCAGTCACCGCTCCGTTGTCACCTAATCCCAATTTAGACTTGTCTAGTAGACTAGACACGATTCCTGCGTCATGAACCTGACCACTCAAGTGCATTTCAATAGCATGATCTAACTGCATTGTCTTGAGTTGTTGTTCATGTTCCTTCTGTTGTGTCTTGTACTTGCTGTCCAAGTCTGAGTATTTTTGTTGTAGGTCAGCATTGCCCTCGGCGTCTTGTTTGAGCTGTTTCATGTCCTTATCACGCTCTCTCAACTGGTCTTGCAAGCCCTTGGCGTTGTCTTCTGCAGCAGACACCTTTGCTTGTAGGTCCTGTGTTGATTTTCCATGTTCAGACATAACTGCTTCAACTTGTTCTTCAGTCAATCCTAACTGTTCCAAAAATTTACGATTCATTTCTTTTCCTCCTGTACGTTTGTTTAACGTGGCAACGACCACGACAATTTGGTAAAGTAAAAAAGCCTTTTAACGCCATGCCCAGGGCGAAAAGAAAACCGCCTCGATTTCGACGCGGTTAGTTTTGTAATTCGATTCCTTCGATTTCTGATCGAACTTCGAGCCAGTATAAATACTGACCCATGGCACGTTTTTGATTTCTTAAAACTTCAATTGAGCATTTTGGCTCAAATTCAAGCGTACCAGCTTCGTATTTGATAACCATTTTATGTAATTTTGTATATTTATCCTTAAGCGAATTATACTCATCGATAAAGCGTTCTTTCCAATCTTCCATTTTTAGTTCCTTTCTTTTACGTTTCTATAAGGATAACTTCGCAAGCTACCACTGAAATTCTTTTTACAACCAATTCACAATCCAAAAAATCGCTTGGATAACCTCCATCCAAATCCTTGTTATTGTGGGAAACTGAAATGTCTTGTTGTTCATCTATCACTTCACAAAGTTCTTTAACTTTCATTATTCTGATAACTCCAAAATTGATTCTTCCGTATCTGTAAACTGCACTGCCTCAATCACTACTGGTTTTTTACGGTATTTCATTTCTTGCTCCTTTCTAAGCATAAGAAAAAGCACTTAGATTTCTCTAGGTGCTCTTAGTAATTATATCCAGCATCTTTTTTCATTTTGTCGAAATCGCTTTTTACTTTAGGATTCGACATGTATTTTTCAGCTAAAGGGCCATAACCTACATTTTCCGGATGTTGCAGTATTTCTCTTACAGTATCTATATCGTCCTTACTTGGAGAATTAGGAAATTCCATCCATTTGTAAAAAGAATCTAACAAGATTTCAACAACAAAAACCCTTCTTTTCAAATCAACCAAAGCGCAACGTCCGTCCACTAAGGTTACTAGCACATTTTTCCTTGCAATATCTAACCCGATTATATTATTTAATTCGAACAAATCTATCACCTTCTCTCATAAATAATTTTATTCCGATTTTTTTCAGTGCTTCCACTTGTTTATTTGTTGGCTTGCTGTCTGTAAAATACATGCTAGAAACATCAGATAAGAGAACTTCTCCATGATATTGAGCTTCAACATATCTTATTCCTAATGATTTACTTACTTTTTCTGGAGTGTCTATATTCGTATTTTTTAAGATAGAAGTATAATCTTCCAGATAATCTTTATCAATTCCTACAAGACGAGGTTTGTTAGGATTGTCAGCAACAAGGTCTTTGAAAGCAGCTGGACCCAAACTATTGTTTATTGTAAAGGTTGTTCTATCAGCTATTTTCTCTTTTGAAAAATGAACGATAATATCACCATACTGTTCAACACCAGCGTAGGCTTTTAGATTATAGATAAAATCTTCATAAGGATCTTTATTTCCAAAGTAGCCATACTTTTCAAATTCAGGTTTTTTCAGCCTTTTACCTTGCAAACCAAAAAGTTGTTCATTTGCTTGACGACGATACTTCGCATTTACAGTACCACCGCTTGTTCCAGTTTCAAACTGGTTCAAAAATCTACTTGAATCTATCAATTTATCTATATTTTCAGATTTGAAACGCATAGCATAACTGCTATTAGCGAAAACTTCTTTTAATTTTTCGCTAACATTTTCAATATCTTCAATAGACAAAATTTTCTCTACGTAATCATTATACCATTTTCTAGAATTATTAGAGAAATTTGCTAAAGTTTTTATCTTTGTATCTAATCCTTCAGAGAATTTATCCGTAGATTTCGTATCTTCCTTATAGTCTTTCGCAAACAGTTTTTCTTTAACCGCTTCCCCTTCACGCTCCCATCCTGCAAAGATTTCGTCCAGAGAACGTTGCTCAGTGGCTAGTTTTACTGAGCCATCGTTTTGCAAGATATTGAAGTAAGGACTAGGTTTATCAGACTTAACTGCAGGCCTGATAGTAGAACGGCAACGGACATGAAATGGCGGTGCGGTTCGACCTGGTTCATATTCCTTAACAGAATGAACCTCGTGATTTTCTAATCTGCAAATCTCACTTGTACGACTGTCTAATACCGCTACGATTTCGTAATGGTCGCCACCCAATTCCTTAATAGTATCTAGTGTTGCAAGATTATTATAAAAGGTCGTCTCAGTCCTGACAAGCGTATCTGCTCGATGATAGGCGACTCCTGTACGTTCAGAAAGAGCCCTAGCCATTCTATCAACAGACCAACCACCTGTTAGGCCTTTATTCAAGACATCACTGATTGCTTTATAAGCAACTTCTTTATGCACCCACACATTTTCAGAAAAGGTCCTACCACTCCAGTTACTAGCCATCTTATGCTTAACTGCATCGACACCCAATATTGGTTTCTCTATGATTCCGAAATGAGCCAAGTTCTTAGCTTGATGGATTTTACCTTTGATGTAGACGTCACTCAGAGCCTCTGTGACCTTGTCATGTATGCCGTCTGGCTTTCCATATAGTTCAGCCGTCAGACGCTCAATTTCGGCAAGCAAAGCCTCCTTGCGACTAATACGATGGCGATATCCCAAGGCGTCCAACAAAGGTGTCGGTGTGTCAGGATTTAAAGCCATTTCACGAAACCTTTCAAGAGTTACATTCTTAAACTCTCTACGCTCTTTATCTGTCAGATATTGCTTGGCCTCTGCGTGAGTCATTTTATTATCAACTGCATACCTGGCGTAAAACTTCTCAATCTCAGAAGCCAGCTGGTGTTTATAGTCTGCAAAAGATTGGCCAATCTGTGCCATGTACCTATCAGCTACTATCTGAGCATTGTGTTCCTGTTGTAAAGCACGCTCGGTCCAGTACTCATCCCAGTACTCATCTATCTTTTTCTTGTCCTTGGTCGTCATGGTCATCCTCTACCTTTTTGAAATTGGTCTGAGAGTATGTATCTTGTCCTTGTTCCTGTTGTTCTTTCAATCGTTTCTCAACCTCTGGTTGATACCATGGATGTTGTTCACGAATACTTAGGTCGTCTAAGATACCGATTGAGTTTACACAATCTTGAATAGCTTCAGACTCGTTTGAAATGATGTCACGGTTAAAGACATAAGTAAATTTAGATGAATCAAACGCTACTCCTTTGTTAGCTGCATACTGTTCTACAAACCAAAGGAATTGCTTGATACCTTTTTGAAACTCATTTTCTAACTCGTTACAGTCCAAATCAAGGTCTGTATAGCGCCATTTAAGAGCTTGGCCACTGGCATTGCCTAGATTATCATCTTGGGTATCAATGGCTCTTGCAGCCTCATACAAGAACTTACGAGAGCGTTCAATATCTGTTTCAACTCCACTAGTATCATTGTCTGCTTGCAGGGTATCTACACCACCATCGCTAGAAACTTTGATAGAGCGGAACTTATTCAGATTATTCATGAACTCGCCCAAGTCTGCGCCTTGATAGTTTTTCAAAACATAAATCAGCTTCGGCATATCTGCCAACATATCAGCATTAGTAGACATTTGAAGTTGAATATTATCAATCAAAGACTTAGTTTGAACTAAAAGACCATCCTCATACTCGTTGTAGCGGAATGGAATCAGAGGCACTTTCTCCCAAGTATAAGGAATCCGTGTGCCGTCAGCGTTGACATAGTAAAAATTCCCCTTGGTCTCCTTAGACAGTGGATTGAGTTCAAGGTGTGAACCGGTCCAGATGTAATCTGTAATTCCTTGTTCATCGTAGTATTCTACAAAAGTTTTGGTCTTCTTCACTCCGCTTTCATAGACTGCTTGATTATAGACACGCACAAAGGCAGATAGTTCTAAATGACGCTCATCTTTCCAAAAAGGGATAATCTGTTCACTTGGGATTTTAAATAAGCGTAGACGGCCGTTCTCATCGTAATAAGGCAAGCCGTAGGCTATTCCCTTCATCACTGCTTCCTTACCAAGTGACTTAATCGTAGATAAAAGGTCCTCGTCAAACACGTTATCTAAAAAGTCTTGTGATTTTTCTCCTTCAAGAGAGATTGTTGGTTTTTTAGAAAATAAATAACCGACCTTCTGGTCTACCAGTTTCTTAAATAAACCCAATTCAATCCTTGAGTTTGTCCGCCAGTCCACGTCTACTTTCTTATTTCGAATAGCCGTGCGATTTCTATAGTAGTTGTAAGCCTCTTTCATTGTGCTTACTTTCTCAGAATCCTGGTGCTCTTTTATCTCAATCTCTAGTATTTCATTTTGGGTTGTATTCTTAATCAACAACCGTCTGATTAACCATTTAAACCAATTACTCAACATTTCTCCTTCTCCTACCAGAACGATATTCCTGGCTGTCTCATATCGTCTTCAAACGCATATCTAGTAGCGTCGATTGTGTGGTCATTTACTTCTTCTAGCTTAGGTTTGGGATTTCCATCACGGTCAACTGCATAGTCAGCACTTTCGAACTCTCTTGCGATATTCGGTGTGCGTTCCGGATCTATCACAATGGCATCCAAATCGTCCAACCAGCGTTCTCCATACTCCCTACTGTCAGGACCTTTCTTAGCGCCTTGAACAAGCGGAATATTCAGCTGCAGTTTTAACTCATCAATCGACTTAGGTTCTGCGCTATCACAGGTTATCATCTGAGATTGATAGCCTTTCTCACGGATTCTTTCAGCCAATTCACGGTTGCTAATCTTCACTCCATAAATCTCATCAATAGCATAGATAACACGTTTTTTCTTGTCGTAATGCCATCTTACAAAGGCCAGAGGATCATTAGCATAACCGAAGTCATTGCCTTGCCGAATGTTATCGAACCTTGCTATCTCCTCGTCTGTAATCTTGCGGAACACTAGATTTTCAAACGGTGCTACACCCGAACCGATAGCCTCGCCCAGATACTCCCAACGATAACGCTTCTCTGAACGTTCTCTCGTGGCCTCTGCTTCTTCTATGAATGCTTGGGATATATATGGGTTATCTAAGTAAGTCGAATGGTGTACGTGGGTGTTTGGAGGCTGTATAACACTCTCGTATTTCTTATTCACCCAAGACTGTTTTCTTTTTGGAGGATTGTAAGAGTAAAAGAATTTATAAAAAAGACCATCATCCAATTCTCCACGAAGAAGGGAGTTGGTGATTGTCTTTACTTCATCTTCAGTTTTAAATTCAGCTAACTCCTCAATCCAGCCAATTGCAAACGGGAAGCGACTGTCTTTCAAGGATTTAATACGCTCTGGATCTTGTGCGCCACGGAAGATAATATAATTTCCTCTTGGGATATAGGTTATCTTCAAAGGGGATTTATTAATCTTAAACAAATGACCGACCCCTTGCTCACTAATCGCCCATTTCAATTGCTCATAGACCGATTGTTCTAAGGTATTATCCGTCTTACGAATACATACGGCATTGACTGGATAGCGCATAATCAGTTGAATGATAGTGTGTCCGAGGTCGCTTGACTTACCAGAACCACGCCCACCCTTTTCAACCACATGTAAGATTTTAGGGTCAAACGCTGCACGCCACATAGAGTAAAAAGCCTTTGGGATAAATTCGCTCATTCTACGTTTCATCGCTAACTCCTATATCATCAACGAATTGAACAGCCGAAGACATCTCGATTTCTTTTCTCTCTAAATACGCACCATTCACTTTGAATATATGATCTAGGGAACGTTGTCTTTCTTCAATTGTCGGAGTAAATTCATAAGTCGTTTCCGATACCTCCACACCTTCAGCAGTCTTTACAGTTTTTTTAGAATATCCTTGTTGAGTTTCCCCTCTAGCAATACTAGCAGAGATTGCCAAGGCTTCTGCGATTGACATCGAACGTTCGTCAAAAAGTTCTTCAGTACGTTTTTTGATGTATTCAGAAATGTCAACTTTTGTCAACAATCTTTGTCCTATAGACCTTGCTGTTTTATCAGAATATCCTGCTTTTATTGCGGCTTGTGTTGCGTTTCTACTGATGATGTACTCATCAGCGAAATGTTTCTGTCTATCGTTCATTTTCCATCACCACCTTTCGAATAATCAAAAAAAGCCACACGATGTGCGACCTTTTTAAGACCTCTCACAGGCTTTGCAGGAATCGAACCCACGATAACAGTTTTGGAGACTGTTGTGTTACCGCTACACTAAAAGCCTTTTTTAAAATGCAAGGCGACTACTACCTTGCGTGTTAATTAGAAATAAATTTTCTGATTTATTTTTTGTAGTCATTAACGGCGATGCCCGGAATCGAACCAAGGGAAACATAGGAGAGAAACCACTTACCTGTCACCGCCAAAACGAGGCCGAAACCTCGGAAAAATATAATAAATATAAAGGAGATGTCAATGAACGAAATATCTGAGACCTCTCTTTTCAATTCTTGACACTACCATTCTAACAGATTATCATTACAGTGCACATCAAGATTATTTTGATTAACACATATTCTCAAGATATTCTCAAGATAACTCAAGAAATTCCAAATTATTCCAAAATTACCTCCAGTTCTTCAATAGCAACCTTACGCATGCTGTAATACGAGCTCTTGCTGATTGATAACTTATCACAAATATCCTCAATATACGTTTTAGTAATATATGTCATTCTCAAAATTGTCCGATGCTTCGGATTTGTTAACTTATTGATCATTCGACCTAATTCAAGTTTTCTGTTAATGACCACTTTAGTATCCTGCTCTATAGCCTCTTTCATCACTACCAACTGAGTATAGACATCATCAACTTTTCTAGTCTGTCCACCTTGAACTTTGACACCTGACCACTTAGGACTTGAGAGCAAACCTGCCTCAAGCTCATTGATTTCATCTATACGGCTTTGGATGTCCATGTCAAGGTCTTGTAATTCTTTCAATAGCTCTTTAGCCTTGTTCACTCTCTATCTCCTTTGTGATATAATAGTCTTTGCGAGAACTATTAGCTGAGACAGAGGGTGTCTTGGCTTTTTTTATTTTATTCTTTATTCGTAATCACACTACCTGCACCGTTGACAGTGACCCAGCCATGCTTCTCTCTGGCTTCTGCTTCTTTCATCCGGATAAGATTAT